CATTTCATTTGGGATCATTCATTTAGAATGGGAACTGATCGTGCTGTGTGGATTACTGAACCTAGCAACTGATTATGGTACTTCCAACTTACAACGCAATCTCCTTTGCCTCCAAAGAAGAACATTTATCCCATTTATATGATGCTTGTCTTCTCATTGTAAATACCTACAATGGTTCTGATATTCTTGATGGTTATTGTATTGAGAATTATAATGGTAATGTTACTGCATACGACTTTATGAAGTATGCCCGCAACATTGTTAATCAAATCGCTGAAGGTCAACTGAAATAAATCTGTGCCACTTGTTGTGCTGGCACACTAATCCCCTGCTGCACCTCAAGAGGTGCTATGATGAACGCAGTTCAGGGGTGAGATGAGTCGTGCCAACTCCAAATTGGGTTCATAACTCAGGTAAACAAAAGAATACAAAAGGAACTTGCAAAGGACAACTCAAAGCAAGGAAACAGTCGCTCAAAGCACTCAAACTCAAACTCAACGTAAAATGACTTCTATTTCTTTCACATCTGGTGAGTTGTTAGACATTATCAAAACACTTGAGGAAAAAGAAAATCTTGCCTATCTGGTAGATTATGATCCAGGACTTGCTGCTTATTATATGAATCTTGGAAATCAATTCCAAAGAATCTATGATAAGTTGCAAGAACTTCCTGGAGAATCTAGAGTTGCTAATCTTGTTCTTTCAGCAAACTAATGCATATTATGATTTTTCACTACACAACCAACTGGCGTGAGGGACTTGTAAATCAAATGTGGATTCAAGAAATTGAAGAATCTCACGATGTTTATAAGTACGTTGCTATTGCTTACAATCCCGAAAAGAATGTGAGCATGGTAATGTCTAACCCTCGCGGTTATTATGATACCCTACAATGGGTTCGTAAGTTCTGTGGTTCATTCTGTATTCTTTGAATTATGATTACTCTTGCAATCGGTGGTGGTATCATCACTCTATTCTCAATTCTATTCTATCTTGAAGACCGCGATGGTGTAGGCATTTATGATCCAGACCCATCTGCATCTTATCGCCACAATCAAAAACGCAAAAATCGCAACTGATCTATTATAAGTAAACAAACATTAAATTATTATGGCGACTTGGAAAGCAGATGTATTCGTCAACTCACAAGTTGGTCGGATTACAACAGAAGTAGAAGCAGCAACATTTAGTGGGGCAAAAGAACAGATCTATGCAAAGCACGGTGATGTTCAACAAATCACAAACTTACGGCAAGTAAATTCTAACCGTGGTGGATCTTCATTTAGTTCCGGGGACAGTAGTGGTTTGCTATGGTTAGCAGGTATTGCATTTGTACTCTACTTACTGGTAACTTACTGGTATATTGCTATTCCCGTTGGAATTGTTATTCTCATTCTGATTGGTATGGGAATGAGTGAGGACTAATAAAGTTAGTAACGTCCAAATTGTCCTTATAGTATGAGCACCAACCTTATGATTCCTCTTCTTCGTCCTCATCAAGAACGCGGTGATGTTGCTATGCAGCAGCACAATCTTGGTCAACTCATATACCCTACTGGTGGCGGGAAAACGTTGAATATGATTATGGATGCTGTGAGGCAGTTTCAGTCTGCAACTCCACAGACCATTGTTGTTGTTGCTCCTCGTATTTTGCTTGCAGAGCAACTCTCCAGTGAGTTTCTGGAGTTTATCACTAATGCTGTGGTATTTCACGTTCACAGTGGAGAAACTCATCACGAAAGTTCTACTCGTCCTGCTGTGATTAGTCAGTGGGTTGAGAACAATCAGTCAAGTCACAAGTTGATTGTAACTACCTACAACTCTCTTCAGCGTCTTGTTGATGCAGAAGTTGATGTGGATACGATCTACTTTGATGAAGCACACAATTCCGTGAAACGTAACTTCTTTCCTGCAACGGAGCACTTCTCTGCGAATGCAAATCGTTGCTTCTTCTTTACTGCAACTCGCAAAACTTCAGTGACTGTGGGTAAACCAGGAATGAACGATGTTGATGTCTATGGTAACATCATTTGTCGCGTTTCAGCACCAGAACTTGTTGATGGTGGGTACATTGTTGCTCCCAAGATTATAGCAAAGAAGTTTGAAGTTCTTGACGGCAAACAAATCACTGCTGAGTGTGATAGTAGCAATCTGATGGAAACTCTTGATGATATTGACTGCAAGAAGATTCTGGTTTGTGTGAAGTCTGCAAAGCAACTCATCAACCTTGTATCACAATCTGATTGCATCACTGAACTACAATCTCGCGGGTATTCTTACCTTTATATCACCTCCAAAACAGGAGCAGTGATTGACGGCAAGAAAGTGAATCGTGAGGTATTTTTCGACACTCTAAATGCTTGGGGTCGTGATAGCAGCAAGAAGTTTGTTTGCTTTCAGAGAAGTATATTGGCAGAGGGAATCAACATCAGTGAATTAGAGGCGGTCGTCTTTCTTCGCAATATGGATGTAATAGAATTAACTCAAACTATCGGGCGCGTACTTCGTAAAGGAGGAAAAGATAAGGTCTGGGGTCTATGTGTGGTGCCGGTTTACTCAAAGGTAGGTATAGCAACCGAGAGGGCACTTCAAGGTGTTGTTGATGCAGTATTTGAGAAGGGGCAACTACTGGATTCGGTTGTGAGACGTTGAGTCTCACAGTAGACTCAAGTCCACCACTGAAGCAAAAACGTGATTTTTTGAAGATTTCACCGCAACCGACCTATCACCCATTCACCGCAACCAAATCACCGATTTTTGAGAAAGTATAACAAATGAAAGACGGATTTATTGTTGGAAAGGGTGATGATCTCTATGCTGCTGTACCCTATGTGAATCAGTATATTATCATACACAACGGGCAGCAACTTGAGAAACTTTGTAGGACTGAAGGTTCTGCAAGGAAATATATTGCCGACCACAAGAAGAGTCTAACTCAAGGGAAACTTCCATTGTGATACTAACATCCGGGGCCTTCAAAGTGTCCCTATAGTATGAAGACCAATCAAATGAACACGAAACACATTTCTCACTGGGAAGATAGCATCCTTACAGGTGATCTATCTGTTCTTGAGTTCTTTGATGGTGACTATGAAGTTTCATTGAAAATTGATGGATCTCCAGCAGTATTCTGGGGATTTGATCCTAACAATGACAAGTTCTTTGTTGCTCTCAAAAGTATCTTTAACAAGATCAAAAAGAAAGTTTGTTATAGTGTAGAAGATATTGAGTTCTACTATCAAAATCAACCTAAACTTATTGAAATCCTAACTGCTTGCTTCCAATGTTTGCCTAAAGAAAAAGGTATTTTCTCTGGTGATTTCATTGGTTTCGGTGGACTTAATGTCTATACTCCTAACACGATTACCTATCAGTTTCCAGAGGTAATCACTCAAAAGATTATAGTTGCTCCGCATACTCTTTGGGAAACTGAAAATGAACTTAAGGATGCTTATGTGTCTGGTTCTGCACCATTCTTTAATGATACTGATCATGTGAAGTTTGTGCAACCAGTTGTAGACATGATTCGTCCAGTTCTACCGGAGATTGATACTGATAATGTGCGATTCCTGTCGGTGAAAGAATCCGCAGAAGTACAAGTTAAGATCAATGCTCTAGTCAGGTCGGGAGAAGAACTCAACTGGTTTAATCTTATCAACATTCTTGGGTGTAAGAACCTTGCCCATCTTTATCTCACAATGATCGAACTCAAACAAGATTTGATGGATTGTATGATTGTATCGGACAGTCCAGTAGCATACATCAACGGAGAGAAGATTGTGGGTGAAGGATTTGTTCTCAAGAATGATAGCATCATTATGAAGTTGGTGAACCGTGAAGTTTTCAGCAGAGCAAATTTCAACCTGCAAAGGTCATGTTGATAATAACATCCGGGGCCTTTAAAGTGTCCCTATAGTATGAACACCATGCCAAATTGGAAGCACAACTCTGGTAAGTGTAAACGAACCAAGGGAATGTGTAAGGGTAAAATCAAATCCCGCAAACAAGCACTTCAATCACTCAAACTGAAACTGAAATGAAACTTTTCCAATACGACAAAAAAGTTTGGGAGAATGATGAAACCTCCCACACTTGGCAGTTTGGTATTCTCAAAAATCGTTCATTCCTGTGGGTGAATTATGAAAATCCCACCAATCATTTTTATTCTTCTGGTGGATTTCATATCACACTTTCTTTTCTTACCGATTCACTTTTTGGAGTAGAACTTAATAACAACAAACAGTGTCTTGCTTTTTACTTCTTTACCGAATACTTCAGTGGGTGGGAGAACTGAAATGACTGCAACTCTTCAAGAACAAGCACAACAAACTATCACAGATTCGGTGCTAAAGCATACACAAGCACTTTGTGAAGTATTAACTCAAAACTACATTGATTACTCTATTCGTAGTCATCAACGTTCTATTGAGCGTGGTGAGAATGTAGAGTATCATCAGCAGAGGATTGATGAACTAAAAGCAGGTAAATGCGATTACTCTTATATCATAGAGAGTGGTCGTAAGTATCACAAAATCATTATGATGATTGATAATGGTCCTGATCGTTCTCCTTCACGTTCAGTTCACGCATTTGTGGATAAGAATACTGGTTCGGTGTTAAAGTCTGCCAGTTGGAAAGCACCAGCGAAAGGTGAAAGATACAACCTCTTGATTATTAAAGATCGTGAATATCTGCTGAAAAATGCAGGGTGGAGCGGGTCTTACTTGTATGCAAAATGATTAACACAATGGAAAACACAATCAAAGAACTCTCTGTGACTAAATCTCTCCAACTTCTGCGTGATGGGTTTAAGAGTGATTTTGCTACGTTTGCTTATGCTGATGAGCGAATGACTGAACTTTTGATGGAACTTTCTATGGAGTTTGTTGATGCAAACATTCCTGTAGTTGAGGATGATGTTAGGATTGAACTTGCTATGATGATGATGGAAAGTCTGGATGTGATTGCACGATGACTTATTCTAACCTATCCAAAATTGCTACAAAGTTTAGAACTTCTGGTGCAATCTCTCAACCAAGACGTAAAGCAGGTTCTCCCCTAAATGATATTGGGGTGACTAACGTAAAAGTAGTCAAATGCACCACACAAACAGAATACTTAAATAGATTATACAGTGCACTTGATAATACCACAGACCCTAAACTTCTTAAGTTTCTTTATCATCAAATCCGTTCTATTCACATTCAAAACAATAACTGGTAAATGAAACTTCTACCACTTGCTTTACTTCTACCACTCACATTTACTCCTGTAAGCACACAAGCACAACAGGTGAATGTTTATGGGGAAAACTATTGTTATGTAAATACCGAACAGTATGTTCCCGGATATTATGATGCTTATGGACGCTATATGGGTGGTTATGTAAATCGCACTCGCAATCGTGTCCCTTGTGGTGAGAATGTATCTGTAAATCCACAACCACAATACAATCAACAACAATACTATCGACGCCAGAGAGTATGTAATTCCGCAGCTGGTGCCGCTCTAGGTTATGGTCTTGGGGAAGCATTAGGGGGAGGAAATGGTTGGAAATCTAGTTCTAATTGGACCCGCAACTATAATCGTAACAGTTCTTCAGGTAGTTACAACTATTCTAATCGCAATTACAGAAGTAACGGATGGTCTGTTTTTGGTGCTGGTTTAGGTGCATTGATGTTTAGTTGCTGATAGAAACCTCCGGGGCCTTTAAAGTGTACCTATAGTATGAACACCAATCAAACCAAATGACCAGATACGATGTCCGTTGCGGGCAAGCACCTTGGGAGAACACTACCACCGATCTCGATAGTGCAATCGACCTTGCATATCATCTCTCTGAAGAGTATCAATGTGATGTGAACATTCACTATAATCACACTGGTACAATCTACACCACTGTTTCTAACTACTGATTATGGTTCTCCCAACTCACAATGCAATTTCATTCACTTCTAAAGAGCATCATACTGCGGCACTTTATGACGCATGTCTTCTCATTGTCAACACTTACAATCAAACTGATATGTTAGACTTCTATGAGCACAATGATGTAACTCCTTATACCTTTATGACTTTTGCCCGTAACATTCTCAATCAAATCTCTAACTGAAATGACTACTCTCAACCTGACTAGTGAACAAAAAGCATATCTTCTTACCGAACTTCAATCCAAAATTAAAGAAATCATTGCAAAAGAAGTTGAACCAGTAGAACAATTTGATGAAGATGGTGATGTTTATGAGGAAGACTTTTACGTTGGAAGTTCTTTGAATTTAGAAGTTAATCTTAATTGTCTTATAATTGAAACCATTTTGAAATGACTATCATCAATCGTCTCAATCTCACACAAGATGAAGAGAACTGTATTCTGTTCTTTCTACAAGATGCACGAGGACTTGCACAACTAACTCATAAGGAACAGTGGAATCCAGTTATTGATACTATTCTTCAAAAGTATCTCAAGAAAAAGTATTCTAACATTACCGAAGCACAACCCTTTCAAACACTATGAAATATCTTGTAACCATGTATCAGGGCGGACGAACTTTCACAGAGGAAGTTTATGCTAATGATGTAAAAGCAGCTAAAGAAACAGCTAAAGTTCGAAATCCTTCGTGCAAAGTTGTGGCAGCAAATGTAAGTTTTCGTTGATAGTAACATCCGGGGCCTTTAAAGTGTACCTATAGTATGAACACCAATCAAACCGACTTCCAACACGATATTGCACCTGCACTTCGTGATTTTATGTGCAACAATCACACTGATTTGAATGACTGTGTAGATTTTGTTTGTGATGCCTTTGATCTTAATGCAACTGATGAATTGATTGATCAGATTGCTGATGAGTTTGATGCCTTCTTTGGCAACTGATTTATACTCAAACCAAAACAAAATGACTACTTTTCTCACCAAAGCACAACGTCAAATACTCATCGACTGGTATATTCAATCTTTGATTGATACCGAATCGGAGTTTGTTGATGGAAGTGAGGATGCAGAACGTAAGCAACTTGCATCAATGAACAACTCTTACTTCTATGAGTATGTCCAGGAAATGATGCCCTCCTGTATGAAAGATCTTGCCAAAATGAAGGTTTGATACACAAACTCTTTCTCATTAACTCTCGGGGCCTTTAAAGTGTCCCTATAGTGTAGGAACCAATCAAACCAACTTAAAATGGCAATCTACTCTCAAGCAACTGATCTTGCAACCAAACAAACAATCTGGGTTTCACGCAATGTAGTCAAGAACCGTCCACAACTTAATTCTCATCGTGAGGATGTGTTCGGTAAGTCACTCAAAAATGCAGGAGTTGATGGACTCTCTGCTGCTGAACTTGCAAACCTTTCCACTAACTATGAAGGTTGGCAGCATAATCAACACAAATACTGGTGCAATCCAGAAGCAAAAAACATCTCATTCCCTGCCTGATTATGACTACACAAAGATTCACGAATCTGTTTGAAGCAGTAGATTTTCTCACTGCAAACTTTCCTCTCTCACGACAACAAGCGACACATTTTGTGTGGGATCATTCATTCTCTATAGGCACTGATAAAGGTGTCTGGATTGATACTCGTTTCGTAAAAGTTTCTTAAACAAAATGATCACAACTTCTTTTCAAAACGGACAATCTTACTCAAAGTTTGATGCCTATTATGAGGATGATGACTATATGACTGCTGATGATTATGATCGCAAAGCATATCAACGCGATGGATGGGAAGAGTCAAAGTATGACCGACAGTATTATTGATAGTAACATCCGGGGCCTTTAAAGTGTCTCTATAGTGTAAGCACCACAATCTTCTAATGTATCTCAAGACTGATCAATCTTCTCTGGGTGGTTCTACTTCAACCTTTCTTAAAGTTGCAGTTGAATCACCTGAAGATTGGAAGTACAATATCTTTCATAATGCACATTATGGAATCTTTTGTCTTCGTGAAGGAAAACTTGAACTGATTTCTAAGCACTTTGAAATGCCCAAGTTTCGCAAGTGTAAGTGTAATTCTTTTGAGGTTGCACAGAATAAAGTTACCGAATGGATTGCCCAATTTAACTAAACAAAATGAATCTCTACATCCTCAACGAAGTTCTTTACGATTATACTTCTGGAATGGCAGTCATTGCTGCTGAATCTATGGAACAATGCAATCAAATCTTTATAGAAGAGTTTGGTCGTTCTGGTGATAATGAGTATGCAAAGACCCGCAATGAAGTAATTCAAAAAGATTTTGATACAGCAGATTTTAAGGTGATTGAAAATGTAAATCATCCTGCTGGTGTTGTTTCTTATGTTTATGGTGGAGGTTAGTAAGAGTTAGAAACATCCGGGGCCTTTAAAGTGTCCCTATAGTATGAGCAACACCCAAATGGATCAAGTCTTCTCCTACTCTACCAACTGGAAAGAAGGTAAAGTAAATCAAATGTGGATTCAACAAATCACTCCTGAGTATCAAGAATGTGATCACAAATACGTTGCTATTGCTTACAATCCCGAAATGAATGTGAGTATGGTAATGTCTAACCCTCGCAATCATTACGATACTCTTAACTGGGTTCGCAACTTCTGCGGTTCATTCTCTATCCTAAACTGATTCAAAACTAAAACCAAATGACTACTCTCACTCAACAAGTTAACATTTTAATTGCAGAAACTCTTGAGAAGTTGCAAGATCTAAATCCTGAACTTTATGGTGTTTGGTATAGTAAATTGTATGCTCCATTTGGTGATGAAAGGAACTGGAATGTTAAGACTCTTCATATACTTGAACAACTTCTCATTGATTACACTCACTAATCAAACAAAATGACTCAAACTGTAAATGTTCGATTCTCTTATGGAGATAAAGTTTCTCAAGAGATACCTATTAACCTTGGAGTTGATATAGATTTAAGCAACAACAAAAACAGAACACGATTACTCAATAGTCTGCTAAAGTCTAATCCAAACATCACTGAAGTCTCCATTCTTTCACAAACAAAATGACACTTAACAAAGCACAATTTGAACAATTCGTTGAGATCTATGTTGCTCACATCATAGAAGGTTTAGATAATCAATCTATGGAGTCTATGCTCTTTGATCTACTTGTTCGTGAGTATGATACCTATACTGAAGAGAAAATTGTAGGTGAGGTTACAGAACTTTATGGTAAGGAAGTTGTTGCAGAATTGTTAGAGTCAGCAACTGATGTGAGTCAGAGTTAGAAACATCCGGGGCCTTTAAAGTGTCCCTATAGTGTAAGACCCCAAACCAAAACCAAAATGACCCGCAAAATCGAAGTCCAAATGAATCAGGCAATCTCTAATCAAACTGATTGGAAGTCTGCTAATACTCAAGTTCTTACAGAAGATAACATCACTCGTGTGTTTCTTCATGGTCATCAAATCGCAACTATTGGAGAAAACTTTATTCAACTATTCGACGGCAATCATCAATCAAACACCACAAAATCCCGTCTTAATGCTATTCTTGCAGAGCACGGAGTTCAAGGAGAACATGTTTTTCAAAAGAACTTTCAGTGGTTTGTGAGAACTGTTCAAGGTGTAAAAGCAGGAGATAAAGAAGGTTTTGTGAGTGTACCTTTCTCTAGTGGTATGATCCTTAACTGATCAATCGTTCTCATTCATTAACACTTAAATCACAAACAAAATGATACGTTACGAAGTCCGTTATCAAACTCCTTATAACTCACAAGAGTGGAGATCACAGTTCTTTAGTACACTGAAGGAAGCAGAAAGTATGGTAAGGTTTTATCTCTCTTGTGGTTCTAAGTCTTATATGGTATGATAATCAAAGAGGGAAGGAGTTGTGCCCTCATTTAAGAAACAAAAGTGACTCTGTAATGTATGGATAATTGACTCATGGTTGGTGTATGTGATTATAAGACATGTGGGGTGGTTCCTGCATGTCTTTTTATTCTTTTTGGTTAAAATAAGGTTAATAATGTATTAAAAACGATTAAAAAGGTTTATTTAAATATAAACGTTCGAATGAAGTCTCTGATACTTATCGTTATCAAAAAGTGATAATGATTCGAATTCGTATCAAATAGAGAGGTATTTGTATCTCTTTAAATGTACTCTGGTCCCGATACTTATGATCATTTAAATGTCCCTGGGTCTTGTGATCTTGCACCGCAGTATACCAGACCTTCACGATACTGTCAACCCCCAAGTATCCCCAAAACCCCATAAAACCTCACAAATACACACAAGACCACATAAATACCCCCAAGATACTTGACAACCACCTCACAGTGTCTTATAGTACCCTTATAACAGCAAGGAGCACACTTATGTCATCAATTGCATACCATCAAGTACAGAAGCAAAAGTATCGTGTGACTATTGAACTTGAGGTCCTTAATGACTTCGACCCACACAATCTGGACTGGGAGAAGATCTTTGACCTTGAACCAGCTGAGAAGGTATCAGCATACGTGGAGGACTTATCACGTCCCAGCAGCTGGTAATATGTGTTCTTAAGTGTATAAATAAACTCATAAGACACTGACATTAAACGACAGAACATTCAGCACAACTCTATACCTAGAGAGCACAACAGACGGTTCACCCGATGAGGTAAGTCTCTCACCTTGGATCTATAGAATTCCCTGCTACATTCTGTCAAATACTGTCATTATCTTATGAGTTTCGTTATAACAAGAGAGGGTTAGAACGCGGTCCCTGGCATAATAAAATCGTTAAGACTTAAATCTTATAAACTGCGACACAATCAAAGATACTTAACAATCCGAAAAGTTTATATACTTTTGGAGGTTTTCTGCTGCCCATTAATACACTCACAAGCACCTTAAGAGTTACTATCTCCCGGGGCCTTTAAAGTGTACCTATAGTATGAGCACAACCGACCTCCTGCATTCAATCAAACTCACCGAGACACTTGCACTCGAAAACTATAACCAACGCAATGGTGTTGTTGATTATCGTTTAGATGGTGTCTGCAATCACTACTTTCCCATCTATGAAGGTGTGAATCCTAGTTATAGGAACGGTGAAATCTGCCTGACCTGTAAGGTTGCCAAGACAGTAAAAGGGCAACTCCGTTATACCTTCCAGATCGATGGTAAGCGTATCGCAGAGAAGCGGATTGTCTCTGAGTTCCTAGCACGTGGTGCCTTCCAGGGTTAGAAACCTCCGGGGCCTTTAAAGTGTCCCTATAGTGTAGAGACCAATCAACCTCACCACACATTCTCATGATGAACTTTCTTCCCTACTCTATTCGTCGTCCGTTCTACTATGTGATGGACTTGATCCTATGTGCTGATTTTCGACGTGAGGAATTCGGTCGTATCTTTGATTCCTATGAGTATGAGCAAGGCACTCAAATCCTAGGGTTCGTTAACTACCTGGGCATGACGGGACAGTTAGATCTGAATGAGCACTTTAACATGTTCGCTGATGCTGAGAACCTAGAGGAAGCAATTGCTATCTGGGAAGGATATCAGGATCTAACTATACTCACTTCTGCCCAGTAAGCATCACTGACCCTGAGAGTAGGGGTCATTAAATATACACTCTCATATACACAGTTTACTCTTCTTTTCTTTCTTATTATGACTCTCTCGACTGTACTCTCTCTTCTGGCACAAGGTAACAACGGCAATGAAATCCTGAATATCCTGGATACTCTGGTTGCTGATATTGAGCAAGAAGGTATTAACTCATGCGCGGAGGTGTTTGAGGTCTGAATGTAACTGACTGTATGCCCTCTACTTGACACTGGGGGGCATCAGTGTTATTATAGGTGGTTCGACAGTGTTATGCGGTCGTTGCGTTCCTTGGCGGGCGGGCGTTATAAAAATCGACCACTACCCTAACCTACAGAGGTGACAAATCGACCTCTAAATATCAACCTCATAAAATTTTTCCGGAGTATGATAAGTCCTCGATACCCCCGCAGATATAATCGTAAAAGACCTTATTGGAATTTCTACAGAGTTGTATTGGCAGGATGGATTATTCGATATCCTAAGGTGGTTTTCCTACCTATAGGATTTTTAATAGTATTGATATATAATGCGATAGTAAATTAAGATTTGCTATAAAAAATTTCCCAAAATATTTTTCGCCCCCATATGGAAAAAATATATCACATATATGCAAAGGATAGATGTTTATTTCATTCTATCAAAGAAGAGGAATTTGGAGTTACGTGGAGAACATTAAACAATATGGTTGGTTTAATGAAAACTGATTACAAAATTGAAGACTTGTCATATGAAGAGTTATCTGTAAATAAACTGATATCATTACACTCATCTCATTGACAAAGACATATATACCTGATAAAATTGATCTGAAGGTTGATTAAACTTTATGGCAAAAGGATTTACAGTTAAAGCAGCAGCAC